GAAGGACCAGTATGCCGGGGCATATCTGCAAATCGCCAATGATGGAGGAGATGGCACTGGCGAGGGGATTCAGTATCGAATCAAAAGCAACAGTGCGACGGGGTTTACGACCGCTGGTAAGGTAGACATTGAGCTGTATGATCCGATCAAAGTCGCCTTGACGACTGCGTCTGATATCGCAATCACTGGTGGGCTGTGGTATAACGTGCGAGGTGCCCTGGGCGGTGCATCGGATGCAACAGTGGATTATATCATTTCTGGGGTTAGTCCCATTGCATTTACCGCCAATTACTACGGGTGGTTTCAGACGGCTGGGATTGCTTTGATTTCATGCGATGGCGCTCTTGCCGTTGGAGTGAATTGCACGCTGTCCGACACTGACGTTGGGCATGTTCAGTTGAAGGATGCTGAAACTGAGCCTTTGGTGGGNTACACTACGTNTGCATCGGATGACAATGCTCATGTNGGCGTTGTCCTGCAAGGCTTAGTGCCGTAGCAAACAACGAAGGCGGACACAAAAAATGTGTCCGCCTTCATCAACCAACACAACGGAGATATTATGGCCGAGCAAGCAAAGACTGATACAAAGACCCAGCTTAACAGCCTTCTGGAACTTGTTAAGCAGGCCCCTGCAGATTACAAGTCGGCGATGCGTGACGCGCTCGGCACAGGAAGTGTGATNCAGAAGNNNAAGCCGCCCCAGAACAATGCCGATGCCAAGCGAATTGCCTTTACGGTAGGAGAGATCCTGCATCCCGAAGGGTTTGAGCCAAAGCCCTCTGAGGGCCTTGTAGCGGCTCTTGGCAAGGAAGAGGCCCAGCGGGTCACCACAGAGCGTTACCTGCGGAACCAGGGCATCACAGGCGCTTCCAGCACGATCACGGGGCGTGACGCTGATCAAATGNATATCGCATCTGGAGAGATGACGATGTCTCCTGAAGAAGCAGCGGATCTGGCCGTAGAATAATGCCTGCCAGACCTCGGTCTGAGCGGAAGCAGGCGTCCCCACGGCTCGGACAGCCGGTGCGGAGGAGATCCGCAGCCAACCCTGTTGTGTCCGGGCAGCAGAACCAGGCCACCTCCTTCGGGGAGGTTGGTCTATTCGGAGTTATTACAGCGCAGACAGTCACCCTGTCGTCCTTCTTAAAGCTGGCGAACCTCACGACCACGCAGAGGGATGCGCTCACTGCCTCCAACGGCATGATCATTTACAACAGTAGCACCAACAAATTTCAAGGCTACGAAAACGGAGCCTGGGCGAATCTGATATGACACTGGCTACTGCAATTTCGATGGTGCTGTCTCGGGCGGGTTTGGACACGACCAACGCGACATACAAGGACCAAGCGCGGATCTACCTGAATACTGCGGCCACGGGGATCGTCAACTTACTCGGCGGTAAGTGGTGGTTTTTGCACAAGTCGTCCACGTTTGTAACTACCAGGACTATCACCATCACTGTGAGTTCTGGCGCGTTCACTGTTGGTGAGACGGTGACTGGTGGCTCTTCTGGCACGATGGTGGTCACTGGGATTAGTGGGACTTTTGTTGCCGGGGAGACTGTGACTGGGGGCACTTCTGGAAGAACAGGAGTCATCACAACCGCATACGACGGTTCCACTTCGATCACACTTAGTTCTGTTTCGGGCACCTTCACATCGTCCGAAACAATAACTGGTGGCACATCGTCGGCCACTGCGACCTTCTCTTCTTTCACGGCATCTTCTTGCGTGGTTGACGCTGCGTATGACGCCACCAATTATCCCACCGCTTTGCTGATAAATGCACTGTCTGGGGCGTTCACCGCGTCTGAGACGCTGACGGGTGGCTCGTCCGGTGCCTCTGGCACGTATTCCAGCATCGCCAGTACGCAGACCTACGCTCTTGGTTCGGATGTGATCACCCCACACTCGTTTGTAGACGTGACGAACGACAGACCTCTGGGTGCTACCGGCATGGACTTCATTGACGCGGCTGACGCGGATAGAGACTACAACGCTGACGGTCGCCTGTGGCACCATGAGGGAATCGACTCGATTACTGGCAAGATTTTGATCCGCTTTCATCCGATCAGCGAGACTGCTGGCGACAACATTCGCTACCGCTACCTCGGTCGCATCACAGATTGGACTTCTTCAGACGACTCTACCGACATGGCTCGGTGGTTTCCCGAGGAGCTACAGCCTGCGCTGTGGATGGGTGCCGCTGAGTTGTATCTGCAGGAAAAAGGCGACGAGGAAGCCGCTGCCTCCAACCGGTATGAGCATGATCGGATCGTAAAAGCAGCCAAGGAAACCAACAGAACCATTTGGGGTAACAGAATATGGCGCAGGCAGTCCCTGCCCTCGTCCGGCGGGTTTAACTACAGCCCTGCAGCTGGAAGCCTAACGGCGGCATAAATGGCTATTGACGGCGAAGACATTCAATTAGGCCCCTGGACCGGCGGAGTGTGGTATTCCCGCCCCGAAGAGGATGTGGCTGAAGACGAGATTTCCTCCATGGAAAATGTTCGTATTCAGCCTGCAGGAGCCTGCGAGAAGCGTCCGGGGACTGTGTCCTATAAGTCCGCTGCCGCCTACACCTCCAATCCTACCTGTACAATGATCGCAGAGTTTACTGTGCCGCCCTCTACGACCCACGTCGTGGCGGTATTTGGCACAGCGATCTACCAATACTCGGCAGCATCCTCCCCCGTATGGCAGGCTATNACAGGAAGCCTGACGATTACTGCGGCAGACGATAATACGTTTGAATGGGCAGTGGACGAGGCGACCGGAACTTTGCTGGCAACCAACGGCGTAAACCCCCCTTGGAAGTGGACGGGGTCAAGCACCGCCGCCGCGGCTGACGTGGACTCGAGGTTTACCACTGCGGAGCATGTCGCCTTTTGGGACAACCGCGTTTGGTGGGGCAATGTTGATACGTCATATGATCGGCTATGGTATTCCGACATCGCAGACATTGACACTGTCGGAGCAACGTCGTTCTACCAGTTCGGCCACCCCATCACGGCATTGGTCCCGACCCGCAATGCGCTGACCGTGCATACAACGGGTGGCATCTATACGCTGGTGCCGACAGGCAATGCCGACATCCCCTATCAGCAGCAGCAGAAGACCGGGAGAGAGAACTCCGGTGGTGTAAGAGCAGGGCGCGCGGCTTTGAATGGCCGTGCAATAGTTGTGCTTCCGGGCGACAGGCAGCTTTTCCTGCGCGCAGACGGGATTTACCTGTGGGACGGGGAAGACGAGGTCGAGAAAAAGTCTTTTCAGCTTGACCTGGGCTACTGGCCCGAGTTGGTCACCAGCCGCCTGACGCAAGCGTTTGCCGTCTATTATCCCAAGGAAGCCGAGGCGTGGTTTTGGGTTCCTTATGGGACTGGCCAGACGGCAATGAATCACATCATCGTCTATTCGGATCGGCACGATTGTTGGTTTGGCCCGATGACCGGATCGGGTTCCTACTTCTACCGCAACTGTGCGGCCTCTATCGACGGAAAACCCCATGCGGGGACTCTTAATTCGTCGGGGTCGATTGGCGGTAAAGTCATGGACCATGAGCCTGACAATACCTACAAGGACGACGACGCATCTGCCAGCGGAATCGCTATCCGTGCCTACTTCCGCACAGGTGCCCCGGCTCCTGAAGGTTCTGGAGTGCGGCTCCGCTGGCTCTATACTCGGACCTACTACGATGCCACAGGGAACTACAACATCACGGTCAACCAGGAGTCTTCTGGCGTCACCGGAACAACAAAGACTTTGAATGTGTCTGGCGGTGGATTTGATTTGGACGAGGACAATCTTGACGAGGCCGAACTTGGCACCGTAAGAATGCTGGCCTACGACACAGATCTCAGTGAGTATGACCCGCACTCGAGCATCAAATTCACAAACAACACTATCAATGAGTTTTTCCGTATTCGTAGAACACATCCGACGTACAAGAACATTGGCCGCAAGCGCCGTATCGGCGCAGGAGTTTCATAATGGCAGAAGGTTCATTCAGCGTCTTCAAAAACCCAGACCTTGTCAACATTACTGGCGAGGGTTTCGATAAGCGACGTCTTCGCCGCGGTAACCAAGGGTTCGATCAAGGCATTCAGATCGGAGATCTGGACACGCAAGGCAACCGCAGCATCTTTGCGGACGGGACTCTTATCGGCGCGACTTCGGGCCGAAATGTCACGGGGCACTCGCAGGGGTTCGGCAGCTTCATGCCCACGACAACGTCCTCCTCTACCGGCGCAAATAATGCAGTAGCAGGCGGCGG